AACTGCTCAGCAATAGCCAAGCAAGATGCCAAGATTGTTTCGCTGTGCAGACTGCCACCCAGTGGCACATGGCTGCCGCCAGTAATGTTGGCAGGCTCGTTGATCTGGGTGTATTTGAGGCGATACACCGCATCTGGGATGGGGTAAAAAGCGATGCGAGCGCTGCTGCCATCGTTGCCAGTAGCACCAGTTTGGAAGATCGCTGCCACCCGTGGCTTGTCATCTCGGTCTTCAAGGTACTGGGACATGTCCCGCAACTTGGCTTCGCTGGTAATCTCGATGGTCTGGTCAGCTAGATTGGGGTCAGTGCCGTAGAACGTGTCGTAGGTCATCGGCCCGTCAATGCCAGCAAAAGCTGTTGGCAAGGCGTATGTGCCGTTGTAAAAAAACTTGACTGTGTGCGACCCACTGGAGTTAGCGTGGGCAGGAGAAAAAGTCCAAGTTCCGTTGGTGCCCGTGCCTGAGTCGTACCCCGTGACAAGGTGTTTTGTTGTCACACCGGCACTGGTTGTGATGCTGATGTGCGAAATGCTGTCAACATCTGTTGTCAAAAAACCAGCGAAACTATTGAAAGTAGTTGTCGAAGCCAAAGTAGCGGCCTCTTCAACTGAAGGCGCGTGCGTGTCTAGCGACTCCACCGTACGTAAGAAAGACCAGCGGTGCGAAGTGCGCTCGCCCTGCAACGGCTCTGGCGTGTAGAACTGCCGAAGACCACGCTCGATGCAAACAGTAACGTCTTCAAGCAAGTCACCACTAAGGGAACCTCGACCATAGCCAAGCGCTCGCCCGACTTCATCTTCAAGATCCGCTCTCGTGAGTGTTAGGCTCATGGTGCGATGTAAACGTAGGCGTCAAATGTTCCTGTGCCAGCCACGTTGGTCAACTTCAGTTTTAATTTGCCTGCGACAGCAGTGCCGCCCAATTCAGTCTGCTCGTACTGGGCTGTGCCTGAACTTGCGGAAATGGCTGCCGTAGTGGCGTTTCCCATAATATCGAGGCCGCTGCTTACATCGGTAATCGACTCGATAGTTTCATCCGAGTCGGTGTTGTTGTCTGCAAAGACGCAGATAACTGCACCAAAATGCTCACCCGAACTTGTGACTTCTTGCTCGCCTGTAGCAAGTTGCAATTTAACTTTGTAAACTTCTGAACTCATATTGGCCGTTCCTTTACTCTGACAATGCAGAGGTCTGCTGCGTTTGCGTCTGCGCGTATACTGTCGCTAAAATCCACTACTGAACCGTCTGAAACTTTTACGATTTGTGCCCCAGCCGTGCTGTCCAACCAGTTGATGTAAGATTTGGCTCCCTCTGTCCAGTGTGGTGACAGTGTGTAGGTTTCCCTATTCGGTACCTCGAGTTCGATGTATTGGTCCCCCGAATTTTCTAACGCTGATCGCAGTTGATCGGGACCCGTGTTATTAGGCGAGACAAAAATCCTCATGGCGTCTGAAGCCAACAGGATGTTGTTTCCCATCACTGTAGTCACAGCACCAAGAGAATTACCCCATTCATCGGCCCTGCCAGTATCATCAATCGGGAAAATGTTTGTGTCTGATCCCGGCGTGTCGGGCACAATAGTCCACTCGGCACGCACTTTGCGACCGTACCCAGCGGGCAACATGGTGCTGACTGCGACCATTATTTGCGAACCTTGCTCATAACCCAGTCATACAACGGGCGACCAGTCACTCCGCCGAGGACGTAGAAGAAGAACCATGCTCCGGTTTCGGCGAAGACAGCGTTGAGCCAGTGGGAAATAGAATCCATCGGTGCTTCCATAACTTCCAGCCAGAACCAAGAACCGTTACTGTTGCCACCACGCCGCTGGCTATCGCCGTGGGGAGCAGGATGTAGTCCGCGTAGCGTTCGACGATGAACGCCAGCAGAATCAGGGCCACCCCTGTAATCATCGGAATGGCCCCCCTGAGCGGCAGGCCGATGAATCGCGTCACCGTCATCAGCACCATGCCGCCCAGTATTGAAATCCCCCCGACCCAAACGAGTGGATCGAGGGGAGAGGAAGGGTTGGGAGAGGTTAAACCCTCCGAGATCGTGAGATCATTCGCCGCTTTCACTAGCGGGTTTGTCTTGCAAGACACGAGACTCAAGAGCAGAAATGCGGATGTGGTGATCCACACTGTTCTTGGCAAGCTTTTCAACAGTTGTGTCAAGACGCTCAATGCTCCTTGTCAAAGTTGCCATACTTGCAGAAAGTCTCGCAAATGCCCAAACCACCCCGCCAACGACAACGACGATGTTGCCTATAGCTAACGGGATTTGCCAGTCCATTACGCTTCTTGAATTGCGTAAATCCAGTCAACGCTTACTGACGGAACGCCAGCAGAGCCATCTGAAGTCATTGCAATGATTGGACCCATTTCAACATCATCGGGGACGTTGGTTTCAATGGTGCCCTGTTCAGCGCCGTCAAGGAACAATCGGCAGACGCCATCGCGCCACAAGAAGCCAAGACGCACAAAGGTTGCGTTTGCAGTTGCAAAGCTAGTCTGAGTGGAGTCAGTGGAGTTCTTGCGAGCAATGAAAGTCAACGAGGTTGAACCAGCAGAAGCGTTTTCCCAGCCAATGCGATCCGCAGGCTGTGCAGCCGATGAACCGTTGTAGTAAGCGGTGTCATCTGCTCCGGGGCAAAGCCCGACAAAAACGCTGCCCACGTTTGCAAACTTGACCTTGGCCTCAAAGTAAAAGGCTTTGTCAAGTTTGAACACGTTACCCATGCCGACTTGCACACCATCGTGAGCAGAATCGCCACCAGTGTTGGGGCTGATTGTTACCACGCCGCCTTTGCCGTCAACGACAGCAGCGGTTGCAGCAAATTCAGAGCCACTGTCGTTGAGTTCGGTGAGGGTAAACCCACCAACACCGTCAGACAGTTTGGCAAAACAATTATTGATATAGGTGGAATACTTCGCAGGGTTTTCAAGGCCACTCAAAGTTGGCGCTTGTCCCAATGAACCACCGTCATATGTAACACTCATGGTCAGGACACCTTACTCAAGAGGAAGTTACGGCGACGGTCAGTACACATGAAGTTGAGGGTCGTGTCAACGTGCACTTGGAAAGTGGTGTGTTGACCGGGAACAACCGATGGACCTTCTTCTCTCATGTACTCACCAGAGAGGAACACGGGCTTGAGAACACCCCAGTTGATGCCGTACACAGGGTCGGTACCGTTGGTGGTGTCATTCTCAAGATGTGGCACCCACATCACAGGAACTTGACGGAACATGAGCTGTCCGTCTTTCGATGCAATGTCGTTGCCAAGGTTATCGTTTTGCGCTTCAAGGGCTTCCTCAAGGCGACCGATAACGTTGTAGTTGGTGTAGTAAGCGTAGTTGCTACCAGTGTTGTAGTCTGCGACTGGGACTGGTGGCCTGAAGTTGGTGAAGACCGAAGCTTTACGCCACTTGCGAACGAGGTCAGTCTTAGTGACATTATCGTAGTCCGCAAAGTAGTTACGCCAAGCAGAGTTAGCGGACAGGCTGGAGTCAATGCCAGCGGAGTCCGAGAACTGCGAGCCGTCTTGTGCAAACGGGTTGTCTCCCGTAAAGCCCTCTTCACCGTTTGCACCCTTGGCAACGTGGTATGCAATGCCGTATGGGTGGGTGGTGTCAGTGGTTGACGGAGGAGCTTGCCAGAAGTTTTTCTCCATAAGCTCGGCCAGCGAGATCATGGCGTCCGTACGACGAACCTTGACGAGTTCGACAATACGGGCTGGGGTTGCGTTGAATTGGACTTCACGACGCTCGAAGGCGTAGTTGGTCGTGCAATGCCGCCAAGGAATCGAAGCGGTGGTCATAACGTCAGCAATGTTGACGTTATCGCTCTCAAAGAGTCCCACGTTCTTAGCAGCACCGGACTGGCTCAACATGATGTTGTATTGAACCGCAGTACCGGATTGATACTGAACCTTGTATTGGTCCAGAAGTCTGCCCATAGCGTGATAATCTTGGAGAGTGGATGCAAGTTCGGTGAACTTGAGCCGCCCAAGATCCTTGAGGGTCACGGTAATCAGATCAGCAATCTGTTCGGCTTGTAGTGCCATTGTGTATCCCTTTAGGAAAGATTAGAGTCGTTATTCACTTCCGTCGATTCCGATGCCAGCCTCTTCCATGTACTTCCGCACGTTAGCCACAGCTGCCGCCTCCGGCGACATTGGCTTACCACGCTTCTGTGTAGGTCGGCTGACAAACTTGCCTCGACGTTGGGCAACTCGCTCCTCACGAGAACTCTGCTGCAATTCGCGGATCTCTTCTCCGTAGAGAGAATTCATAGCCTTCTTGAACAAATCCGCATCTTCAGGCACCGCCCGACCAGATGCTTCATATCCAGAAGCAAGAACATTCATCTCTTCAAGAATAGATACACGACGCTCAAGTTCTTTTGAGTCGCCATCCAATTTGTCTGTTGATCCGGTGCCAAGGAACGACTCGAAATCTGGTCCTAGATCAGAGACAAAGCCATCAAAATCCGATTTGACAGCTTTTTCAGCCTGAAGATCGACGTACTCGTTGTAGTTGCCGAGTTGATCTTCCAGTGCTTGGATACGGTTTTGATAATGCGAATTAAGCTTCTCAAAGTGCTCACGCATTTCTTCAGGAATGTCGTCGAAGCTGACAGAATCCGAAGGTTCTTTAGTATCGGGCTCGTCCTGTCGTGCTTCGAGGATGCGGATTGTGCTCTCAATAGCGTCTACATCACCCAGACGCTCAAGGTCTTCTTCACTCAAACCAACGGAAACAGAGCGATTTGCAAGCTGTTCCCAGTATGCAGCATCCTCGTCACCATCCTCTACGGTTACAGACTCTTCTTCCTCATCACAATCATCGCAATCCTCTTCTTGCTCTCCGGCCTCTTCAGCCTCTTCAGCTTGCTCTGATTTTTTAGTGGCGATGTATTCCTCGATTTGACGCTGATTGAACTCCTCCTCCATATCTTGGATTTGTTGCATAGACTCCTCTTGCGAGAACTCTGGCTCTTCAGCGGCATCTTGTTGTTCGATATTTTCAGACATAGCCTTCCTTATTGTCGGATTTACCAGTTTCTACACGACCAATATCGTGCTTTCGTTTTGGGTCCGGGGTTGTCGCAGTTGTGACGAGCACGGAAGTTCTTACGACGACCGGGCTCGTTCTTGCGGATTTTCATGTTGGGGTCGCCGAACCTGACGATTTTGACTCGATCCCCATCTTTGACGTAGACAGCAAACTTTTTCGACCCGCCGGGGGTGCGGAAAGGCTTGTTGAGTGTGACGGTTTTGCCTTGGTATTTAGCCATCCCCGTAGCCACCGTTACGGTCGTGCAGTCCAAAAGCTTTCAAATACTTGGCACGATGCTTCCGAGACGTAAAGATCGGACAGCCAGCACGGTTATATTCTGTTGGAACACCGTGCTTTGCTGCGTGTGCTTTGTAACTTGGAACATCGCTTGGGTGACAAGCGGCTGCCTCTGAAACCAAGCCAGTTGCCCAAGTATCACCGTTGGCAACAAACCCGCCCATTTCAACGTCAATTCGTCGTTTCAGCTTTTCGCCATTTTCAACAGGATTTTTGTCAAATGACTCCATCTCGGCAATCGTCATTACCTTCTCAAGAATCGAGCCATCAGGTTTTTCATAACAGTAAGTCGGCATTATCCTACGGGCCTTTCGATAGCAGCAGCTTCAGCAGGTTGGACTCCGGGACCGTCCCCAGCAGCCATCATCATCCTAGCCATAGCGTCGTCTTGGCCCCGAGTGGTAGCTCCGGGCCGGTTCGTTCGTACGATTTCGGTTTGTTTCTGGGCGGGACTTTGCTGCTCTTGACCACCACCAGCTTGTTGCTGAACGCCCTTAAAAAGTCCGGCAAGCTCAGGAATCTGTGAATACCGAGATACCAGCTCAATCAGCTTCTTGCCATCAACAGAAATACCTTGCTGCTGCATTGCAGGCAACAATGGGCTGATAAAGCTGTTCATCAGCTCACGAAGCTGCTGAAGTTTTTCGCCGGGGGTCTGAGAGATGATGCTGTGCGGCTCAATGTCCATGTTGAAGTCAAAAATGTCTGACTCTTTGCGAGACTTGTCGTAAACAAACGGAACTTTCAGAGTTGTGCCCGCGACAGTCTTTTCAAGCTCCAGCTCGCTTTCGTTGTCGTGGTAAATGTGCCAACCAATCGAAGTGCACAAGCTTTTTGCAAACCCACGAGCTGCCTCTTGCATGTCAGCCATACGCTGCGAGGCTGACTCGTTGATGAGTTTGTCTTGACCAACTGTAGAAGATTGTGGGCCGAGGCCACCCAAAGTGTCAATGTTGCCGCCGTAGTAGTTGAAGAAGTTTTTCAACTGCAACACAAATGCAAGGTTCTGCTGGTCAATGCCGCCAAACTTGTAGGTTTGCACCGACTGTGGGTCGTCCATCCGAATCACGCCACCGTCAAAGCTGGACTGAACATTTTTTGCGTCTTGCTCTGCAGAGCCACGGTAGCCAACCACATCCTTTTGACGCTCAGCCTGTCGCCCCAGCTTGCGGAAAAGCTTGTTCGCAAGATCATGCAAGTCCATCATGGTTGCGACTGGTGGAAGCGGCATGGTGTTGCCGGGCACCTCCGAGAACTTGAGGAAGTGGTATGGACCCATCTCTGGGCCTTCCCACTCGATATCTCTGATTTTTTTCAAAGGCAGACCAGTCTCATCAGCAACGAAGGTGCAGACTCGGCCCTCTCTCGGCAAGTAGATTTCCCAAAGCTCTGAGATATCACTTTGGCCTGAATCGGCATACATCTCTGCATGACCGACTGCATTCACACGCATGTCGCCAAAATCGTTGATTAGTGATCTTTTGCTTGTCGGTATGTTTTCTGGATTGGAATATACGTCGGAACTTCTGAGAACGTCAGTCGGGACTTTGAACCGATGACCCATGAACGAGCATTCGTCCAGATGACGCGCAGACATATCGTGTACCCAGTCGTCCAAGTCGATCGTTTCAGCGAACGGCTGGCCGCTGTCGTGACGAAACCCACGCATGGCCTCTCCGTCCGCCTCGGCAACTCCCACCTTGACAATTCCGATACAAAACAAAGCGTCGATGACTGCGGCACGGAGCGTTGACTCAATTTCCATTTCCTTCAGAACGTGATTTGTTGCCAGTTCGAGTTCCTTCGCTTGAGGAGCGAGTGATTCAACACGAGGCTGTACAAATACATTCGGACGGTTGCCGATCAATTGACGAGAATATGTAGAAACAAATAGTTCCAACATATTGATCGGCACTCGATCTTTCGATCCTGAGTCAGAGTAGTTGCGACCAACGAACTCACGAACAGCCGCAACACGGTTTTCACGGTACGGCTGCAACAGTTTGCGATTGTGACTGATTGACTTCTTCAGCTTCTCAATGCTTGAGTTGTTGTATTCCAAACTTTACCAGCTTTCCTGTTTTTTCCGATTTGCCTCAATCCTCTGCTGACGGCGAAACGCCAAGGAATGTGGGGAAACATCGGCTGTCTTGGAAATCTTCGGATTTGCCATGCCATTACTCAGTTTTGCACACAAAGCATCGGCAATCACGCGGTCCCCGTGGTTGTCACGGGCTCCTGACGGGTCTACCCCAGACCGTGATCGTGAGTGGACAATGCCACCAGCTTGGGTAAATACATACTCCCGGCACTCACGAACAGCATCACGAGAGGGGTTTACAAATGTTCCATCAGTCAGCATTTTTCGATACTGCCCCAGCAACGCGATCTTCTCTTCTTTCGTACTGAACCATCCGGGCACCGAGCTGGTGGAGCTTACAACAGACTTCTCATTCCTGCGGTAGTAGAAGTTGCCATATCCAGTCTCACGAACAGCATCGCCAAACACACGCCCGGGGCCGTTTGCCTCCCATGCAAGATATGCACCAGATTCAGACAGCCCTGCAAACCATTTGCAGATTGCAACGCATTGCTTTGCAAGCTGGTCAGGACGCAAGTGTGGTGATACGAACTCGGCAACTTTTACGCCTTCTGCCGTTGCAACTGAAATGACGGAGTTTGACGACCCGGTTCCTGTTGCAACATCGACCCCAACCACATAGTAAGTTTTCTGGTTGGGGTGGTTTTCGCCCCACACACGCAAGTCGCCTGCGGTTCCAAGCTCTACAAAGCCAATTGGTGTACAGCCCTCGTCAAACTCAAGAGTGCCACGCTTTGTCCATGCTTTCGATTCCTGCTCTAACTTATCAATCAGATCAGGCTGGAAGTACAGATAATCTGAGCCACCAAAGTCCAAATCCAGCTCTTGTGCAATTTCGACCGGGTGGGTGCGTCTTGACTTTTCTCTTTCGTACCAAGGGCTAGTAAGTTTGCCGTCTTCATCCGTCTCTAGACCCGTATTTTTTCTTGGGTCTTGGCTCCAGTGAAACTTCAGGACTTTGGTGCGGTCAGAGTGCACAATGTCGTAAAAAGAGTTACCAGTGCCTTTCGGAGTGCTTACAAACCACCTCGCGTTTGTGGCATCTGCGGTGGCTGCGAGAACGGCTTCCGAGTTCTCCACAGATGCGAACTCGTCAAGGGCAATACAGGTTTTACGGTCGCCCCGAGCAACATCACCAGTAGTAGATTCACCAGTAATCGCTGACCCGTTGTCGTCATTTGTAAGCCTCAACTTGGTTCTGGTGAAGTTTGGAAGCAGCCAGCCCGGCATGTATCGCAGAAGAAAGTCAATTTTGCTGAACAGCGAGGCTGAGTTGCCCGGAGAATCCACCAAACCCTCTTTTCGGCTGACCAAAAGCAAAGATTTCATCGGTTTGAAGTGCCAGTACCACGCAAAAACCGTAGTTGTAAGCCAAGATGCACCCATATCACGACTTTTGACCATTGCAAGGTCGTATCCGTTGTCAATCGAGTCGCACATATCCAAAATCGCCTGTTCTTGGAACGGATAAAGGATAAATGGACGCACAGACGGGTCCAATCTGGGGTCCAACGTGTACCCAAAGACGTTGATGTAGAACAAAATGTCTCGATTGCACATTGCCCAAAGGTCAGCTTGGACTTCTGGGCTCCCCGCCGCCATTTTCATCACCTTCTTGCGAAACATGATGTTCTTGAGCATCGATCTCGGCACTTGCAATCTCTTTTGATCCGCCATTTTTCAGATACTCCGCTCCACGAAGCAACGTATCGGGGTCATCAAGAAGCTGGCCAAGTGCCAGATTTGTAATCGCAGAGAGAAGCCCTCTGACCTTCCCGGTTTTGTGGCAGTGGTCAACACAGATCCGATCACCTTGGAGCGGCAAAAGTGTGATTGGGTCCAATCCATTTTGCCTTTCATACATCTCCATCCATTCTTCCGGCGTTATACCGTACTTCCTCTGGAGATCCACTATCCGAATGCAGTCCTTGCACTTCGCCTGCTTCTTGCTGAAGCTGGCTAGAGGCAGAATCTTCTGGCACATCGGACACTTCTTCGTTGCCATCGAGCACGCTCTCCAGCTGGGACAGAAGCTCAAGGCTCCTTACCCCATCGTCGGAGTAGCGTGCTTCTGCATCGAGCTGGCTCTTGGTCGGCATCAGCTTCGGCCAAATCGTTGCGTAAAAAGCAGTACAGTTTGCTGGCGAACTCTTAAGCCATTTGAGCAAACCAACAGCTCCTTTACTTGGAACCGCTGAATCTGGAATCTCTGCGGGCTCACAAGCTGCGTATTCAAACACAAACTGTGCAGCTTCTCTTTCTGAACAGTTCCCCTCTGGGGCTGCGAGAATCAATCGCTTGTATGGATCGCCAGACTTGGCGGTTGAATCAACCACCATCTGAGCCTTTGTCGAAGCAATGCCCGGCGTTTCACCTTCGGACTTTAACTTCTCTCTGATACGAACAAAATCCTCCCACTTGCCTTCTCTGACAAGTCGGGCCTTAGTTTCTGCTTGCATTCTTTTTCATGAAGCTCTTGATACGCAAGATTTGGCGTTCACGTTCTTCAGCAGCTTTACGGCTGCGAAACTCACCAAGACGCCTGCTTCCGTCCCGAGAGAACAGCACAAACTTCTTTTCACCAACCTTACGAATCACGAGAGCCCTTCCTTCTGTTTGCCGATTTTGAAACGACACGGGTGTTTGATTTGCCGTTGCTCCCTCCCTTGGACAACGGTTTTCGGTGATCCACCTCTCTTGGATCTCCAACCTTCAAGCCTGCACGACGACGAGCAGCATTACGCATAGCACGACGCCTTCGCTGCGTCGGCGTGCCGTGAAAGTCTCGATACTCTTTTTTGTAATCACGCATCAACGGATTCCAAACTTGCGCATGAGATAACCTTTCATCGCAGATTTCATGCGTGCGTCTTTCAATGCAGCCTCTTCAGTTTTGAACTTCTTGCCCAACTCTCCTCGCCTTTTGGCTTCGGCAATCATTTCATCCATGCTCATCTCTTTACCCGTCTCGGTGTTCAAAGATGGCAAGTTGTAAAAACCGCCGTCCATGCTGACTGTCTTGCTCAGCGAGGTTTGCAGTTCCCCATCTTGTGTCCTGTAGACGCGACGGGGTAATTTTCCGTCAAAGCCAGCGATTGTGTACTTTGTGGAACGCCTGAATGGTTCTTTTTTTGAAAATGGATTACGCACGACGAGAGGCTGCTTTCTTTGCTTGGCGTTTCCAACTGATCCGAGCTGGACCAGTCTTTTTCTTGGCTGCGGCGTTGCACTGAGCCATAGTAGGGCGACAGGCTGGATAACCCCGCTTTTCGCCCTTTTTACGGCCGCAGGGCTTCCCGGTCTTGCAATCGACCCAGCCAGTACCTCGGTTCTGAGAGAACCATTGTTTGAGGCCGCCGCCAGTGTTCGCCATCCGTGCCATTACTTCTTTCTGGGCTTAGTGTGACCGTAGCCTTGTTTTTGATAAGCAAGATGTTCCGCATGCGTGTTCGCGGTAACAACCTTGTCACCTTTATACATCTTGTGTTTGACAAAAGCTTTTACAGCTTTTTTCATACGACTTTTTGCGTGGTATGCCATCAGGGCCTTTTCCTTGTACCTGATCCAATTAAATAAGCGCCAACCAGCACCGATGATGATGACAAAGAAGGCACAGCTAGGTACTCTTCTTCAAACAGCAAAGGATTAGCATGACTGGCGAACAGATCCCCGACGATGGAACCTTGATATTTGATGGGCTCGATGATGCTCTCGTAGGGAATGGGCAGCAAGGGGGGCAAGGCCCAGTCGTATCCGTCTACTCTGCCGCTAAAATAATCGAAATCCTGAAGTTCAGAGACGGGCTCTCTGACGAGGACGCTATCGAGTTCTTCTACTACAACATCGCTACTGCCTTTTTCGGAAAGGGCACCCCCCTCATCCTGATCGACAACTGACAGCCGGGTGATGTTGTTGGATATTCCCAAGGCGTAGTCCACAGCCTCACGCCCAGCGAGGGTGCCAAGCACAGCGACCGAGAGAGAAAGCCGCTGTGCTTTGAGAGACAGCTGCTCAGTCCGCTGCTTGCAATCAGCGAGAGCACGCCTTTCCTCAGCCTCTCTTTTTTGGCACAGCTCGCAGGGCATTATTCTTTGCCTTTGCGGTATCCGCCCCCACGGGCCTTGTACGTACGGACAAGCCAAGCGTTTGCATATACCGAGGGGTACACCTTGAACTTACGCTTGGCCTCAGCCTTCACCGCTGCGTACAAACGCTTGTTGGTGGGAATGTTCTTACTTGCCATAGTTCGAGCCGGATGACTTACCACGGCCCTTCATCTTTCGCTGGGCTGCGGCAATCACATCGCCACGAGTAATCTTGTTCTTTGGGGCTCGCATGGCTGCCAGCTTCTTGGCCCGAGGGCTCATGGGCTTGGAATGTTTCATCAGAATCTCCTGTAGCACGACCTCGTGCACCCATATCGTCGGGTTGGGACAGGTCTTACCAAACTTAACACCCAAACCCCATCGTATATTTTTTGGGGCTATGTAATACAGTTGTGACCGGGGGGTCGGGTTCGGGATCAGCAGCCGCCGGGCCAACGCCAGCACAGTCGCAAACAAAACAGCCGCCACAAGGCCAGCAGCAGGGCCGTCAACCGCTCCGTTGACGCCAATGAGCAGCAGTTACAGCAGCAGCAGCACAACGCCCGACCCATCGCACCGGCTGCGGGGGTGTGTGCTAACTCCAGCAGCAACAAC